ACTGGTGGCGTTATAGTACACTGGCATCATTTCGGGTGTTGGGCTTGTAAAATCAAAGGAGTTCCAAGGTTCCCACATATACTTGTAAGTATAGACACCCGTAACATCTGGCACCACTGGCCCTACTAGCGCACTGACTGTCACCTGATTTGGTACACGGCGTGAACGCGCCACAGCTTCATTGCATGTACCTGTGCAAGATACTGTGCCACCGCGCGGGTCGTGGTCAAACTGGTTGTAATGGAAGAAGCCTAAGTATATGCGCTCCAATTCATCGGTGTCGAAGCAGGGGCTGCGCTCTATCATCAAGTGGACTGCATAAGGCTTACAAGGATCAGCGTATAGGTTACCAGATAGTGGGTCGAAGGCACTAATCCATGTAGAGGCATTGCCCGTTTGCTTAAGGGCATCTTCGATAGTCGGGTCTGCACCTGATTCTGTAGATCCTTTGATGTACTCCCACATGAAATCAAACCGTACATCGATTGGAGATTCATCGCCCAGAGCCACATCATATAGGACACCCTTATCCAGCTTGTAGGCTATGTTACGCTTCTCAGTCCATGTAAGGTTGCCTTCGCCAATACGTATAGATAGCTTGTTGGATGTGAACCCAGGGATATCATCAGAGGGATTCACACCCCCGTCGCGAATCTCCAGCAAAGTGCCTTTCATATCAATTATCATGCGTCACCCCACTGTGGTGTTTGATACGTAGCAACCATGCCCGTTTGTTCTCAGACTCGGAGTGTTGATCAATGTCGTACTCTTGACTTTCATGTATGATACTGTCACTTGCTTGGATGTTTGTAATAGCTGCTGGCAGATCTTTCGCATCAATCATAACGAACTTAGATGTTTCGTCGTAGAAGCCGCCATACGTAAAGTTCTTGTTGGCGGCGATGAAAGCTAGGTCATATGAAAAGTCTCTAGCCAGTCTGAATGATGTTACAATCGCCCAGACTGAATAGTCATCAGAGTCGATAGCCATCTCACCAGATTCATAATCCATCACCTGATCCTTATATCGTCTGAGAGTAATCCGTTGACCGTAATTACGTCGCAGACGGTATAGTATCAACCGTGTCTGTCTCAAGTTGTTTTGTCTTGATGCCATAATAAAAGAGCTAACCGCCCGCCCCGAAGGGCAGGCGGATCGCCGTACCGATTAACCGAGGACAGGGATTCCCAGGTTTATGTCGAGTTGTTCAACGCCGCACAGATGGTCAACCGTGACCCTGTGTCCCTGCGCTTTGCCGTCATACGTGATCACCACGCGGACCGCGAGGCCGTTGTAGATAGCGACACTCGAGAGTGCGCCAGTCCCATCAATGGGCTGTGCCAGAGGACGGGTGATAAGTCCAACTGCATTCCGGTGGAACGCGAAGTTGTAGTTACCAGCCGGTCCGATTCCAACAACAGCATCATCAGCTACAGCTGCCGACAAAGGACGGTCAAGGTCCAGAGCCGTAGTCGTCGGAGTACCGAACGCGCTGTAGTTGGGGTCAGCAGCCAAGGCACCGATGCTGATCAACTGATTCAGCTTAGGGGCAACCGTGAACGTATCCGTGGTCAGGGTCTTAACGAATGCGGCGGCATAACCCGCTGCTTCATCAACAGCACCAGGAGTGTAGACAGTGACAACTGCATCGTCAGCAACAGCACTCACTAATCCAGGCGCAATAGTCAGTGACGTGGGAGTACCACCACCAACTGTGCCCGTGATCTTCTGCGGAGTCATGTCACCAGCAATCGTGCACCACGAACCATTTTCGATTGCGGCGGAAAGTCCGTCAACCGTAATAGTTGTGTCACCAACTGGTGAGCCAGAGGCTTCATCCACAGCACCAGTAACAGTCGTGCTACCACTCGCGATACCAGGGGCGTTCTGGTCCATGAAGAAGTCGAACCCGAGCTTGCGCCCGAGTGCTGCTTCACGGATTGCGAACCCGTCGTCACCGATCTCGTTGGCCTTCATGAAGTCACCAACGTCCAGGAGCGCACCCTCGGAGTTCGGCGTCAGAACCATGTAGCGTCCCTGTTGAGGGATCTTCAGGTTGTTGGCCTTCTCGCGGGCAGCGATCGCGGTGGATTTCGTCAGATCAACACCGAGCTTACCAACCACGTTGGGCAGGAAGCGGTAGACCTGTCCCGTAAGGATACGGTCGAGACCTTCGGCATGAGCGATCAACGCGGGGCGCAGGTGGTAGTTGAGCAGGTTCACGAAGCCCTTACTCAGTTCACCGTCCTTGATCACGAACGAAACGTGCAGGTGCTGATCCAGTTTGACCGGAATCTTGTCTGCCTGTGCGTCCTGATCTTCAACATCGTCCGCGTCGGTTTTACGCTTCGCGACGAACGTCTTGGGGCGGTGAGCATTAACCACATCACCAAACTCCGCGATCTTATCCTCGAAGTCGCGGTGAACCAGCTGGCCCATAACCATGTTGGACTCGAGGATCATCAGGGCTTCCTGTGCCCAGACTTCCGGAATCAACGCGGTATTGTCATTTGCGAACAGTGTGTAAAACACTACATTCATTTTAACTTTCTCCAGTTATATTGAGGCGAATGTAACATCGCCTTTCTTTCTTGCTTCACGATATGCCGCAGGGTCTTTTGCAAGCTCGGCCAAGTCAGTTTCGCCCGGCGCACCTTGTGGGTGTCGACCAGTACCGCCTGTGCCTTTTCCCTGAAACAAATTGAAATGTCGTTCGTTTTCGCTCATTTTCTTAACAGCGTCCATCGGGTCCATATCCAGTACGACTTCTACACCTTTGTCGTCCTTCGTAGTGACGGATACCTTAGGCACCAGTACTCCCGTTGGCTTCTGATCCTCGTCCAACTTCTCGACGAGTTTTGTTGTTGGTTGTAATATAGCAAAGATCTGATCTGCATCAAATGCTTTGTGAGCCACAGCCGCCGTAACCAGAGAGTTTCTGATTGTCGACTGCGTGTGTAGTCCTTTCCACGTGTCTCGTTCTTCTTGCAGACTCGTGACTTCTTTCTTGTGTGCTTTTCCTGTCTTTTCTGATTCTTCTTTCGTCAACTGGTCCTTGGTAAGGGTTTCTTTGCGGATAGTTTCCAATCTGCTTTCCATCTCAGTCCGTTCCTGATCTGTTAAATCTGATCGTGCCTTCAATGCGTCCAACTCCTGCATGGTTGTATTCATGCGTGTACTGTTCGCAGCCTTCTCCTTGGCCATGAGACCGTTCACTTCTTCCTGAGTGAACGTCTTATCAGTCGGAGGCGTAGGCGCGGGCGGCGTCGGTGGCGTTGGTGCTGACGGCGTCGGTGGCGTTGGTGCTGGCGGCTCTTCAAATACCGTGATCCAACCCATGCCTGCGAATATTGTCATTGCTCTATCTGTTTTCATTGTACTCCTTAGACCCTACGCATGTCGACTGTGCCGATTTCTCGTAGGTATGGTTTTAGTTTTAGCCAAGCTTGCATGCTTGGTATGCCGTGTATAAGGTGCTCCGGTGTAACGTCTGTGTTATATGCCGACCGCACATTACCGTATTGTTGGTTGGTCATACGAGCGTTTTCGAACTCCAGTTCGATATCTATACCCTCTACCAACCTTATTGCTATGTGGATACATGCTTCCTCTATGTATGTAGGAACCACTGTGTCCTCTCCCCTTGGGAATTGATTAGCCTGTGCTGCCACAGTCTTTTCCCCAAGGTAGTTTAGATTGTCAATAGCGTTAGTCGCAAGCAGCAGAGCTTTGTCTTTACGGGCAGATGTTTCTGCATCCCAATCGACACTGTCCATTATGTTTGCCGCCACAAATATATCTGCATTGGCTTCTGTTACATATGCTGCCATTATTCGTCTCCCTTAGGTGCCGGCTCGGGGATAGGCTTAGGGTCAGGATCTAGGTCCGGTACGCCTCTCTTAGCTGGGCCTTCTTTAACCTTCTTCTCCTGAGCGTCTATAACTGATGCAGCACGCTCAGCATGTTCCTTCATAGCCTTAGCACCTTCACCAGCTGGATATAGTCTCACCTTAGAGGCCGTGTCCGCACTTACAACTCGGGACTCAATATCTGTACTGATCACATCGGCGTCACAGAATGGTACGATTGAAGCGTCTATCTCTTTCAATATTGTTTCCAGTTCAGCGGAGGTGATCCTATTACCAAGTTCCAGACGCACTACCTCTTTCGCAATAGTTTTCTGGTACTGGATTGACGAAATCGATGTGCCACGCTCACGCATACCATCAGCTTCCTCAGCCCTGTGTGCGTCTGTCTTTAAACTGTAATCGCGTGGGTACTTGATCGTTGTCTCTGGTGGTACACCCTCGTACAACGACCAGTAGTACGCTACGCGTCGTTCAATGTACTGGAGTTCCATACCGATGTAAGACAATCCAGATTCAAGAGTTCGTTCATTAAATTTCTTTGCTTCCGCGGACTCCCTGCGTGGCTCAAGGCTGCTAACATTCAAGTTAGCAAGTTCCCTGATCTCTTTACGCATCTTGTCCTGCTTAAGCATGGAAGCTTCAAGAGGTCCAGAGTCAGGGCTTATGAACTGCGGCCTTTCCAACCCTTTCGAGTACCGGCGTCCCTTAGCTACACCAACCTGTATCTGCTTCATGGCAGCCATTAGCTGCTCACTCTCAGAACCTTGTTGGTCAGGGTCTGTGATGTTATCATCGTCGGGCTTGGCTATGGCCTGTCTCAGGGCCGTAAATTCAGCAATCGGGTCAAATTGCTCTGTATAGAATGTGAAGTTACTCTTCATCGCGTAGTTAAGGTCAGAAGAAGCAAGATTCAACAGGGCAATCTGATAGCCGTCTATGTTCTTGAGTAGGCTATGACTGATTTGCCCAATCACCAGAGGTATCTCGTCCAGGTCCAGTGTTACCGTGTCAGTGGGCTTTAATTCACCCTTAGCGTTATAGAAATCAATCTGAACCTTGCCCTCGACCATTCTAGCCAGCCTAAAGACCTCTTCTGTGGTCTTAGTCAGCCCTTCAGGGCTTGTAACTGACTGAAATTCCCGTAAAAGGACAGCTTGCAGCTTGCCCTTAATAATACTCCATGAAAGTATGTTCTCTGTCGTATACATGTATACATATGGGCGACCTACATCAGCTTTGGAAGATCCTTCTGCTACCACAGGCTTATCTACCCATATACCTACACGACCTAGTGCTAATAGCTCCAGAATCACAGCCTCGCCCATGAAATCAGTCATACCATTGCCGTACAGGTCTACACCTATACCATCTTCACCTGTGATTGCCTCTTGAAAAGAGTCAGGGCCATTGACACGTGTAACATCAGCCATACGTTGGTAAATCGAATTCTTGATCTCAATCAGCACAGCCTCGGCGTGTGCCGGCGTATAGGCCATAGCCCTACGATCATTGAAATCCCTCTGATCCTCTGTCTGTGAGAACTTTTTCAGGTATTTAGTGATGAAGGCATCACCGCCTACGAGAACATCACGGAAACGTTTCCACGCTTTGATGCCCTTCATATAGTCAGGGTGTCTAATGTTCGTCACGTTAGCCCCTGTAAATACTGTATACCAAATATTCATCATATGTTGCTATTCGCTGCGTGTGATACGGCCAATTTCAGTGCGATTTCAGAATATACACGGGCAAACGCAGCATGGTCCGCCTTATTTCCTGATTCCCAACGTCCGACAGGGTTACCATCTGCATCTTTTGCATATATGCGTACTGGAACCTTTACTTGCGTCTTAAATTCAAGCCCCGTATCGGACGGAATGGTGATTTTACGTCTATGGAACCTTTTAAGGGCTAAATCCATCCACGATGTACGGCAAACCTGTACAGAAAGCTCTTCTTCGTTGTCTTTTATGTCTTTTCCGCTTACACCCCGTGCAAAACGGCATCTTCGGACGATTCCATGGAATCGTTGTGCAAATTCTAGGGCCAGACGCACTTCCGGCTCGATATCAATGACCGCGTACTTAATACCGTACTGAAACATTAAATCATCCAACTCATGGAAGTCTTTTACCTTGCCCTCTTTCAAAACGCGGCAGTTAGCGATGCCATTCACGTTGTTTGTGTATTTGGCACGGTCTAAAGTCCATTCATCGACCTCAAAATGTATCCAAGCACCAACGTCGATGCCCATTGTCTTAAGTGTGGGGAGACTTGACCCACTGGACGAGAGGTAGTTACCAGTACAGGCTTTAAGATCATCATCCTCGACCCGCCCACCAGCTACGACATGGGTGAGTCCGCCTTTACTGTTGTAGTATTCCTGCTCGTCCTCAGGGCTTTGAGACATTTTCAGCTTAGCTTGAGCAATCTTCCACGGCTCCAGAGCTATCGAGTAAAGTTGATTGATATACCAGCCAACGGCCATACGATTTGATACCATCGGTTCCCAATGCGCTGTGCCACCAAATGCTTTTTCTTTCAAGAAATTGATTTTGTCTCTGTGATCCAGCTTGTGCTTGCAAAGTGTACAGATAACGTACGAGTTACGTATTTCCGGGTCTTCTGAGTGCTCAGCAGTTACAACTAAGCAACTGTCAAAGACGAGTTCCGTGAACCGAGTACAGTGTGGGCACTTAAACACGTAGTGACGCTGGTCACTTTCCTTGTAGAAGCCATCGATACCGAACTCATCGATCGTAGGGGTGCTCAACTTGAAGATTTCACGAAACTCATCCGGCTGCCCAGATGTGCGCTCGTAAGCCAATGTTATGTTCTTCTGCACCATCTCATCAAGTTCGTCGAAAATTACTGTATTGGCAGGAATACTCTTCAATTGATTGCGACTACGGCTTCCTCGAACGAATAAGTTAGCACTACCGGCTCGTTTGTGTCCAACGTTTTTGACCTCTGTGAACATGTCAGCAAGGTGCTGGCTGAGTTCCAGGGCTGGATCGAAACGTGATGAAGAGAAATCCGTTGCGTCGGGGTGTGACGTAGGGAGAACATACAGGACGTTCTTACCATCGATATCAAGTGCCTTGAAAGCTTTATTGAGGCCAGTCTCCGTGAAGCCCATCTGTGCGGATTTCTTTGCAATCTGCATTTCCGCCGTACAATCGTGCGGCTCTAACAGCCAAGGGTGATGATCAAAACCAAACAAACCTGCATAGGGCGGTCCCATGACACGATACATCGCTGCCCAATCACTGACCTTCGTAATACTCTTACGCTGGAGGCCAGTTAGGACACGTTCGTGTAATAGTTGTGCTAGCGTCGCTTGCATATCCTACCTGTAAATACACCTACCAGTATCAGAATGGCCCGTACCTTACTCTTAGCCCTAACCATACTGTGTAGCATGATGTTACCCTGTCTGAAAGTGATCTCTTTAAATCCGTACACACCATCCAGTACCTTACAGAACCACAGGCCACCTTTGCTCACGATATTGTCATGGAAAAGATACTCAAGTCTAAAGTGTGTGGGCGAAATGATTCCATGCAGGGGCGGAGGCACACTACCCAAGTCTGTTTCTGCCTGATGCCTATCAGGTTGGAAATACCCTTCGTCTGTTACCAGTGTTAGCGGTGTTTCCTCAACGAGAGTGAATTCATAAATCGATTTATACCAAAAGAAACCCCAACGCTCGTCTCTTATGTGGCGCAGGTTGTACCCTGTGCCTTCTTGCGCGTTGAGGAAATATGGTTTCATTAGATCGAGCCGCCCACGATGATTCGTACTATTGTGTCAAAGCTCATTCCTCTTCGCTGCCTATCGTCACTTCGCAGGACGATGAGCCAGACTCTCCAAAGCTTGCGTCAACCGTGATGGGCGTTGTGCTGGATGATGTCTCAACGCTGCACCCATGCCGATCAATAGCAACACCAGTCCTGCTATCACCCGTCCGAGGCTCCAGTCCTGTATGCGCCGTTTTGAAT